GAAAAACAAGAACAACTTAGTTGCTGGGTCAGGGTATATTTTTTTCTATCGGAAATCTGAAGAAAAATTATATGTTTGGGAGTATGAAATTAGACCTGATAAGAAAGACAAATCTACAAATCGGACATACTTGGGATTAATTTCTGAAGGTGGTGTTGATGAAAAAACTCTAACAGAAATTATTGAAACCCATTCGAAATGGAATCAAACAGAATTTTACAAGCACTTACCAATATTTGAAATTAAATGTGCTCAAAATTTTCCTTTTGAAGAAACAATGGTTCCAATTATTAAGAGAAAAGTAATGTCTTATATTTTCCAAGTGGTTAATTTTGAGAAGACAAACAACTTTGACTCTACGAACTAAAATTCTTATATTTTCGAAATGAGTTTCAACAAGAGATGGGTGACCCTTGACCAATGTGTTTCAGCCCTTAAAGAAGGTAAATTAAAAGAATATTACGGTAAAAGTGAGATGTTACTTTTTCAAGACAACACTTGTTCCTTAATATATAATCTTCATCTCGAAGGAAAACCCGATGATGAAATCTTAAAAACAATTAATTTATAAAAATGGAAGTTATGAATAAAAATCTAATTAAAATGTTGAAGACCTCAGCGGAGGCGGATAAAGCGAAGGCACTTTTAACTTTGGACTTATTGGGGAATACTGGTGTAGGTATTGGAGATCATTCAACCAAAGATTTCTATGCAAATGCCGAAGAAGCATTACTGATGTTAGCAGATGCTGATGAAAGATTGGAGACTATTGAAAAATATTTTGGAAAGAATTAAAAAAATTATTAAAAAGATAGAATGGTTCTTTGATATCTATTTCATTTGGATGTTATATAATCCAAGAAATTATGATAGATACGTTGAATACATTGAAAAAAAGTGGGGTAATGATAATGAACAATGAAATGGTAAACCATCCTCATCATTATGGTGGTGAGGATAATGTATACGAAGTGATTAAAGTATGCGAAGCGTGGGGATTAGATAAGGATGCATATTTGTTCAACGTGGTAAAGTATATTGCAAGAGCGGGTAAAAAAAATCCTGTCAAAGAACTTGAAGACTTAAAGAAAGCCGCGTTTTATTTAGACCGAAAAATCAAAAATTTAGAAAAATGATAATTTGGTTAACAGGACAACCTGGATCAGGTAAGACAACCCTATGTAAACGAATGATGTTAAACATGGGTTCGGATGTATTCCATATTGATGGAGATGATTTAAGGGATTTATTTGATAATAAGGATTACTCTGAAGTTGGGCGTAGAAAGAATATTGAACTTGCACAACAAATCTCAGAATATCTTCATAACAAAGGTAGACACCTATTTGTTTCCTTGGTGTCTCCATATAAAGATCAGAGAGATAAGTTCAAGTCAAAGATGGGTAATAATCTTATTGAAGTTTATGTTCATACAACAGAAATACGTGGCAGAGAAAGTTTCTTCGTAAAAGATTATGAACCACCAACAGAAAATTATATAGATATTGATACAACGAATGTTTCAATTAATGATTCCGCAAATATAATTTTGGAGTTTATAAAACCAAATTAAAACCAAATATGAAAAAGATTCACGTTGAGGGAGACCCCAAGTTAAAAAATACTGGAGGTAAACAGTATTCTATGCTGGTTGGACGATATCAACCGTTTCATGATGGACACAAATGGTTAATGAATCAATGCTTGGATGAAGGTAAAAATGTTCTTATTTGTATCAGAGATATTGAACCTGACGATAAAAATCCTTATACTTCGGAAGAAGTTTATAATAACATTTCACAAGAACTATCAGATCTAATAAGTGAAGGTAGGGTCAAAATTATCATTATTCCTGATATTGAGTCAGTTAATTTTGGTAGAGGAGTTGGATACGATATTATAGAACATATTCCACCTCAAGAAGTTGGGGATATTTCTGCAACCAAAATTAGAGAACAATTAAGAAACGAAGGTAAATTACGATGTTAGAAACAAATAAGATTATAAATGGTGACTGTGTTGAGGAAATGGGTAAACTACCTGAGTCATCAATCGATTTGGTTGTTACGTCACCGCCATACAACGTAGGAATTGATTATGATACTCATGATGATAATCAACTAATGGATGATTATTGGAAATTCACTGAGAATTGGTTGTCTCAAGCCTTCCGAGTATTAAAAGATGATGGAAGGATTGCGGTCAATATTCCATATGAAATTAACGTCCAAGATAGAGGTGGTAGAGTATTATTCATGTCTGAATTTTGGTCTGTGATGAAAAAGGTTGGGTTCAAATTTTATGGACTTGTTGACCTTGATGAGAATGCACCACATAGAAGTAAAACCACCGCTTGGGGTTCTTGGATGTCTCCATCTTCACCTTACATTTACAATCCAAAGGAGTGCGTAATCCTTGCATATAAGAAAGATAGAATTAAGAAAGTTAAGGGGGAAACACAGTGGGAGTTTGAGATTGTGGATGTTGAACAAGAAGATGGTACTACGAAGAAGAAGACGGTTTACAAAGAGGAAGATAAGAAAGAATTTATGAGTTTGGTTTATGGTCAGTGGGAATATTTCGCAGACACTAAACAACAGACAAAGGCAACATTTTCAATGGACATTCCTTCCAAAGCAATTAAGATTCTTACTTATAAAAATGATATTGTTATGGATCCATTCACTGGAAGCGGAACTAGTTTGGTCGCAGCGGAAGTCTTAGGACGCAGATGGATTGGAATCGAACTCAGTTCGAATTATGTTGAAGTGGCAACTAAGAGAGTACAACATTTTATTAATCAAAAAAAACAAGTGATTTTCGATTTTGAATCCAAAACTTAAAAAGGTCCTCAGGACCTTTTTTTTGTTTATTGTTATATTTATGAAGATGAAAGAAGAACTTATTAAAAAATTGGTTCAAGTACAACTTCAATGGAAGTTTTTACATTGGCAAACTTTTGGAGATGCTAAGCATAGATTATATGGAGAAATATATGATGGACTTGGAGACCTTATTGATGAATTTACGGAAGTTATGATGGGTAAATATGGCAGACCTGAGTTTGACCCTGAATTTGCTCTTATGTTTCAAGATATATCATCACTCAGTATTCAAAATTTTATGGATGGAATAACAGAATTTTTTGTAAGTTTCTCAGACCAACTTGACCCAAAATATGATACTGATTTATTGAATATCCGAGATGAAATGTTAGCGTTAATAAATAAATCAAAATACCTAATAACATTGAAATATTAATCATGGCAAAAATAATTAAACTGACTGAGTCTGACTTAACAAGAGTTGTTAAAAGAGTAATTAATGAACAAATGTATCACCGAGAGCATGTTTATAGAATTCAGGCTTTTCTGAATAAAAGAATGAATGCTGGTTTGGTAGTGGATGGTAGAACTGGCCGAAATTCAAAGACTGAGGAAGCAATTGCTAAATATCAAGACATGATCGGAGTATATCCTACAGATGGACAATTTGGAGACAAAACTTACGCCAAAATGCCTGAAAAGGACAAAATTATGTTGAAAAACATAAATGCTAATGAGTATGGTGTACACGAAGATTATTGGGGAAATTTTCTCGATTGGGTCAAAAAACAGTTTCAATGAAAAAAATATTAAAAGAGAGTGGTATTCGGGATATTAAAGAATTAAGTAAACGATATCCCAAAGCAGAAATCTATTTCCATCAAGATTTAGATGGTGTAACTACTGCGATTGCGATGAAAAAGTATCTTGAGAACAATGGTATTAAAGTTGTTGATGCTCATGTTATTCAATATGGAGACAAAGAATTTGCGGTGAAAAAAAACGATGCGACTGGTGACACAATGCCAGTTCTTGTGGATTTTGCTCATGGTAAACCGATGTTTGTAATACATACTGACCATCATGATAGACAAGCGGGGGCCGAAGATACTAAATCTACTTCATTCAGACAATCTCGGTCTAACGTGGAAACGTTATCTCAAGTCGTTTCTCCAAAAGAATTGTTTCCATCACCTGACATTTTGTTAATTAGTACTGTAGATTCTGCAGATTTTGCGAGAAAAAATTTAACACCCGATGATGTAGTAAATTATTTATTCCGATTCGATAAAGACAAATCCCTTCAATCAAATAAAATGTTATTGGGGTTAGTCATCAACAAACTTTTATTAGCATTCAAAAACAAGCCAGGATTCTTAGAAATGCTAGTTATGGATTCAGAACCGTCTTTACTTTCAATCCTAAACAATATTAAAAATTGGATGAAGAGCACTTCATCACCGTCACCTGAGCAATTACAGAAAAACGCTGAAGATTATATTGGAAACATGAAATCTTTTCCTACTGTAACTGATAATATTATTTTCCAATATGGTGGAGGTAGTATGTTCAAACCAGGTTCATATGATAGATACACTCCTTATAAAAATAATCCTGAGGCCGACTTTTTGATTATGGCATGGCCAATGGGACTCGTTCAAGCATCCTGTAATCCGTTTAAGAAAGATAGGGAACTTAAAGGTGTTAATTTAGGAGAAATCGCACAAGAAGTTTTAAGTAAATGGGAAGACCAACTGAAACAAAAAACTGTACCACTGTCAACAATAAAGTGGGTAAGTGAAACAAGTGTTGGACCTGAGAGTGTTGGATTCACATTTAGAGACTTCAAGGCATTGTATGGTGAAAAAATAATGTTCATGGAAAATGGTGAACAAATCTTAGAAAAGATTGGAACCATGATGGAAAAACCTTTCAATACTCTGACAGAGGAAGAGATGAAGGCTTTGGACAAAATCGGAGTAAATGCTTGGGACTTGATTCAGGCTAACTCTGGAGGTCACAAATGTATTACAAACATTTCAGGGTTGAATTATCTTGGAAGAAGTACAAGACCCCCAAAGGGAGGAACAAGATACGGAGAATCGGAAGATTCGCCAACTGTCAAGTTTACAAAGATGATTGCGAATCAATTTCAGAAGGTGTTGAAAGAAAAGATTGAGTTGTCTAAAACAAGTAATTGATAGTATCACCTGGTTTGATGCCTAACTTCTGGCACGCACCTCCACGTAATTCTAAAACTATATTACCGTTACCACAGAAAGAGGGACAATCATCCTGTTGGCACGGAGGACAATCGTGATGGATGTTGACAATAACATTATTCTTTATTATGATTATATCGAGGGGAATGATACAGTTTTTCATCCAAAAACATTGTTCTTTTCCCCCCATTAAAAACAACATACCTTGTTTGATGTGTGAAAATCTTTTACCCATCATTCCAATTCTTTGAGATTTTGGGTCGATTAATGTTGTAACTTCGAATCTGTGATTATTTATTGATACGTCCATAATTATATAAATACAATTTAAGTTGAAATGTACTCAGGTGTAATATTAAAATACAAGGATAAGTGTTTACTGTGTAAACGAAATGGTGAGGATTCGCATCCCAACCAATGGTTCATTCCTACAGGTAAAATTGAACGAGGGGAAACTCCACGTGAGGCAGCTGTTCGTGAACTTTATGAAGAGACTGACTTTGAATTGTCGGAGAATGATATTGATTTCATTGGAACAATTCCTGTAATCGACAATGGTGTTAAGTCAGACAAGGACTTTATCTATGTGTTCATATCTGAACTTACTGATGAAATATTACCTGACTTGGATTCAGCGGTAGATGGACATGAGCATACTAAATGTGGATACTTCACCTTCAAAGAAACAAAAAAATTGGGGTTGGAATCCAATTTACAAACAATATTAAAAAAATATTTCGAAGTGGTTTGATTTTTTATTAAACTTGTTTATATTTATAAAACTGAATCGAGAGATTCAACACCCCCACAAAAAGTTTCATTTTAGTTTGATATAATAAAATATTCTTACTATGTTTGTGAAACATTTGTCCCACAAATGAAAGTTCGAGAGAGAA